CGGTGGATCTGGTCAGAAAGGTAACGGCGGTGGCGGTGGCGGCAATGGTTCTGGACAATCTGGCGATGGTCCAAATTATGGTGGTGGTGCATCGCAAAGTGGTGGAGGAAGCGCAGGAAGCGGAGGATCTGCACCATCAGGAGTAAGTGGTGGTAGTGGAACATCTTGGAATAATGGTTCTAGTTTAGTTAATGGTGGATATGCTGGTGGTTCTGGTATATCTACAGGAAACCGTGGTGGCGGTGGAGGTGCTGGATACTATGGTGGTGGTGGCGGAGGTGGATATGATACTGGTACTGCTAGTGGCGGAGGTGCTGGTGGAGGATCTGGAATAATTATTGGTTCTTGGTCTAATAGTATTTCTAGTCAAGGTGGAAGAGGATCGGCAATTGCAGCAGATTCAACTGATCCGGATTATATTGATGGTTATGGTGCTGCAGGTCAAGATGGATTAGTAGTTTTAATATACGAATAAAGGAATATTAACATGATGCAACAAATGTTATTCAGTGGTAGTAGTCCCGGTATTACTTACGCCGGTTACGACGTAAATAAAGCAGGTGAGTATCTTATTGTCCCGTTTTCTAGTGGTAGTAATAACGATTTATTGTTTATAGACAGTACTACAGGTGAAGTAGAAGAACGTATTCCAAATATTGGTTATAGTGGACACTTATATAGATTTGGAACTAATATTCTAAATATGAGTTCTAATAGTTCTTGGGAACTTTGGTCAGCACTGACTTTACAAAAAATTGCAACTGGACAGATTGCTACTAATTTTACTGCTGATAGTGTAAAATTTGCGTCTGATAAAATACTAACTCTTGGTTGGGAGAATACTTCTGGCAATACTACGGCTACTGCTTATACCCATAGTGTTAGCAATTCAGGGTTGACTCAGATAGCTTCCAATACCGCAACAAATATGGGAGTTCGTAACAGTACTTACGGTATGATTGGTAACCCGGTAATAGCTGGTCAGGCAACTATTAATTCCAGCACAGGGATTTTGTCTAGCATGGGAACCATAGGTACAAAAGCGCCTAATGAAGGTACTAGCGCACCATCGGCTCGTGGTTCTATGACAGTGAATAGTTCAGGTACAACAATAGGATTCAATGGGTCTACCAACTTTAACCCTAACTATTCTCGTCCAATAGCAGCTACTGGGGGAAATGGATATTGCTTGATTACTGGTATGGATGGAACATTAGTACACATATTTACTGGTAATGGACCTGGTACTGCAATAACTGGTAATGGTCTTTTTAACCCTCCCGTTAATGGATTTTCACCAGCAGCTGTTTTGGGGACTAATACATGGATAACTATAAGAGATCCGATCGCTGATGGCAATCCTAAATGTAGTCTCATGAGTAGCAGTGGGTTCAGTGATCTTTTCACTCCCCCCCAATTCTCTTATGGAATGACAGTGCAATCTATTCCTGGAGGAGCTGCTTTTGTATATATTGAGTCTGGTCAGGTTAAGATTAGAAAGTATTTAGCGAGTGGTGGTCTACAAACACCAATAGTAGTAACCCTTCTACCAGGAACCATTACCAATGTTTCTAGAATAAACAATAATTATGCATATACAAAAATAATTAACTATTAGATGTAATTGATTATTTTTAAGACCATATAAATATGATTATAATCATGTTTAATAATTATGGATTCCGTAACTCTCAGATCTGAATTTGAAGGTCAGCTCAAAGATGCAGAAGCAAAAATTGCTCAAGCAGAAGAGCAACTTACTAAATTGAAAGAATATAAAATTAAGTTGGTTGGTGGTTTAGAAACTCTAGATCTACTTTCAAAAGAAGAAACAAAAGAAGAATGATTCCATCATGGCAGCAATCCCACTAAATCTATTACTGGAGAAAGGAACGGACTTTGATGCCACCTTTAATATCCAGAATGAAGATAACACAACTCCTCTTAATCTGACTGGATATACAGCAGATGCTAAGATGCGTCGTAGTTATTATTCAACAACTTCTACAGATTTTACTGTCGGGTTTGTTGATCGTTATAATGGTATTTTAAAAATTTCAATGACTAATGCAGCAACAGCAGCATTAGATCCTAGACGTTATGTTTATGATATTGTATTGACATCCCCCCAAGGAATAAAAACTAGAGTTATTGAAGGTATCTTAGAAGTAACACCAGGAGTTGTTTGATGCCTAACTATAATGTTTCAGTTAAATCATCAAACTATAATGTACTTTCTGATCCTCAGAAAAAATACAATGTAGGTGTTAACTATGAGATTCCTAGTAAGTATCTACAATATGGTAATGAAATTCTTGATACTACAAACTGGGTATTTGATGGAACTACATCAGACTATCCATTAATTGATCAAGCAGGAGACGCATATACTCCTGTCAATGATCAGCAATTAATCGTTGCTATTAATGGATTAGTTCAAGTTCCAGGAATTGATTATACTATTAGTGGCACAACTATTATCTTTAATACTGCACCAACTGCAGGAGATACGGTATATGTTGTAGGACTTTCCACAACAGCTGATTTAACAAGAACTATTAATTTTGTTATTGATTCTGGGTCTGCACCATTATCTTCCGGTATTAAAGGAGAAATGACATTAGATGTTACTGGAGAGATTCAGTCTTGGACTATCATTGGTGACCAAGATGGTCAAATTCAATTGGACATCGGAAAAGTTGACTATGCAAATTTTCCCAATTTTGCATCTATATGTGGCACTGAAAGACCACAGTTAGGAGATATTACAAGTAACTCGGTCCAAAGAAAAAATACAAATACTACAATTTCATCTTGGAACAAAGCATTAAATGCTGGAGACCTTTTACAATTTGAAGTTGTCTACGCTATAAATATACAGAGGTGTATGGTTTCTATGAAACTAGCACTCTAAGCTTTGTATAAATAACATTAACATAGGTAAGAAACACAAGGAGATCGTTGAATGGCACTTCTAGTCACAGACCAGGGTGAAATTGATTCGCTACGTACACTACTGAACGCGACTCATAAAATTCCCAGGAACTTAGTTCTAAAACTATACACCAGTAATACCACCCCTGCTGAATCGGATGTTCCATCAGTAGCGAATTATTACGAACCATACGATGCTAGCAACTCTGCTGGTTATGGCGTAAGCCCTTCCACGGGTTATCCCGAAGTAGTTAACAATCGTACTGAAGAAGATCAAGACTTCACCGAACAGTATGGTATCCTTCTCAATGGTAACCGTTGGGATATTGGTACAACTTTAAATGCAGTTGCAACAGGAAGAACCGCTGACGGAACTTCTGGAACTTATGCAATTACAGTTAATGATGCTGCTGATATTAAAAAAGGAGACTATGCAGAAGGTGCTGGTATCCCTACAAACACCTATGTTGTTGATATCCAAGGTCTAGATCTTGAGTTGAGTCAGCAATTGACTGCAACTATGAGTACAACTGCAGTTTCCTTTGGTAGAGGTAGAACTACCGCTTCTTACCCCGAACAAGTTTTCACCTTCACTTCTGCTGCTGGTAGCGTTTACGGATATTACCTATCTCGTGCAAACAACATGCCTGTTACTTTACAAGGCGTAGTTGATGGTGGTAGTGTTGCTTCAGGATCTCAAATTACTAAGTCTGGTTGTAAAGGTGTTATTGGTAACAACTATGTTAACCTTCTTGATGTTAATGTAACTCCAACGATTACTTCTGGTGTTTCTGGAACATATGAAATTGCAGTTGATTCTGCAACTAATGTTGCTATTGGTCAGAGAGTTACTGGTACTGGTATTGCAGCACAAACTCGTGTTGTTGGTATTTCAGGAACAGCAATTTACCTAGACAAAGCACTTACTGGTGCTGCTTCTGGTACTGCAACATTCCAAGTTAATGTCGCAGAAAATCTAACTGTTGGTATGGCAATTTCCCAAACTGCATCTCCAAATGGTATTGCTGCAACAACAACTATTGTTGGTATTGATCTAGAAACTAAAACCGGTGAAATCGGTCCTCGTGTATATCTAAGTGAATTGCTAGTTGATAACATTCAGGTATCTAACGGTAATGACGCAATTCTATATGATTACTCTATCGTCACTTCAGACCCCGGTGGCAGTGCTTTAGATCATAATCTAAATCCTGGCGATGTTATCTACATTGCACAAGGTTCTAGTAGCTCTATCCCTGCTGCACACTACACCGTATTTGAGACTCCAACGTCATCAACATTTACCACAACCCCTGCTTTATCAGGAACTGGTGATGCGACTCTTTACGCTAGTATTTTCTTTGCAGAAAGATTTACTAATGGTCCATACGCTATTCAAAACAACGGTGACCAAATTAAGGTTACTCTAAACGTCAGCCTAGACTGACCCTATATACTAGAGACCCAGTTTTTAGTTATCTTTTGTGGGGGTTGCAATTTTGCAATCCTCATTTTTAATGCTTGTTAGTGTATGTCCGTTTATTCCTATAATACACAAGGAATATTTCCATCAATCATTCGCGCTGCGAGTGAGGGTTTGGGCAGCTTTTCATATGTTTATGAACCAAGTATCATTGATCGGTACAATGAACTTGATTATGGTTCATTAGCATTTAATAATACTCCAGTAACTGCAACTGAAACTGTAGCAGTAGATAATTTAAATGCTACTTTAACAAATACATTTTTAACAAATTCAGGTACAGGCACAGGATCAACTGGTGGATTTAATATTGGTAGACATATTAGATTCAACAGCAGTACCGCAGCATCCAGAATAGTAGAGTTTAGTTTACCAAATAATGTTAATTCTTCACTAACCTTTGAAGTAATTAGAGGCAATGATGCCAATGGTGGAGAAGATCCTGATACTGTTAACGAGAGTTTATACTTAGAGTATTATAATGGAAGTTTGTGGACTTCTATTGATACTGTAGTAGCGCATAATGACACTACATTTAATACTTTAAAATCTGTAGAAATTACAATTCCTTCTGTAGCGAGGACAGCGGGAACACAATTCAGGTTAATACAACCATCTCATACTGGAAATAATTGGGATCACTATGGATTAAAATCAGTAACATATACACATACAACAACTCCAGTATTACCAACAATAAATTTTGGTAATATTTCAGATATCAATGCCACACTAGAAGATTACGGCAGAGTTGTTTATGTAACTAATGTAGAATCTTTCGGATTTGTTAAAGTTGTTAGCGAAGCGTCTTGGAAGGCGACTAACACATACGAAGGTACAGGTATTGCGTTTACCTTTGGTAGACAGACTTCACCAGCAGTATACGGTTATATCGTTGATGGAAAAGTCAAAGGTCTTAGTGGTACAAGTCTGGGGGTATTTTCTGGCAAGCACGACGGTGCGGGAACTACCTCCATACTTGGAAATTCGGGTATTGGTATTGGTATTGGAATCTTTGGTTCTGGTACTCTATTTACGATTGCAAGTACAGATGATGCATTCGTATCAACATGGACTAGTAGCGGATATATTAGTAAGGTTACAGGTGCTGCAAGAGATATTACTCTTGTACATGAAACAGGATTTGGAGATCTATTCACTCTATCTAATGGACAGCAACGCGCTACAAATGCGTTCGTTGGATCTGGTGGACTTAAACTGGTTAGCAGAAAACCAGAACTTCCTGAACTATCAGACGAAAAACATACAGAAAGATACATCAATGATAGTATCATTGAATTCTCTAAGGCAGACTATGGTTATCTAACTATATGTCATCCAAGTGATATTGAAGATGTATCAGGAACATTATCTGGAACATCTTCCGGATGTATTGTACGTGTGGGATCAACTGCGAGTATTGATCCAGGAACAACTTATGATGTAAGTCTAGGTGCTAATGCTCCTAGTAACTTTATTGACTATGGTCTAATATCAGAATCTGCTGCACCACAGGTAGACTTTGGTAATATCTTAACGACTAGCAATCTTATTCCGTTTGGATTGTTCCATCTTGATCCAGAAAATGGAGCGCAGTTTGCGTTTAATCCAACTTGGACAAGTAGAGGATACATCAGTAAACTTACTGGTGAAGCTAGTGTTCCTCTGGATGTATCCGTATTTGGTACAGGAAGTATCAAAACACTTGGTGGAGACTCCATCACGAACTTTGCTCTGTTGCAACCAGGTGATGGTTTATTCAGATTCCGTAGTGATACTCAAATTGGTATTACTGCCGGAATTACCGGAACAGGATTTATTCCAAGTATTAATGGTTCTGCAGAGTCCGTTACCTTTAATCCAGAAGAAAAAGATTTATTGTTCTCTCTTATTGGAGAGGCAACATTCTCCTTTAATCCCAACTGGATTGGTAGTGGTGTTCTATTCACTCTACAAACTGCAGTTGAGAAAACTGTATATGACTATGTTGGATCTGGAAGAATCTTCGGATTTAATAATCTTGAAGAGAAGAAAGTATACGATTATAACTGCAGTTCTATCGTTCCTTTCCCAGAGAACGACTATGGATTTATTATCAACACAGGAGCAATTGCATGTGTTGATGTTGACGGTGTTATTTCTACGAGTGAAACAACAACGTCTGGATGCATCAAGGTACTCAATTCGTTAACAATTGATCCAGGTGTTAATTATTCAGTAAGACCTCAGAATACTATTGCATCTAGTGTCTTAGATTATGGATTAACTTCAGAGAACGCAGCTCCTCTTGCAGACTTTGGAGATATTCTTGGTACTCCACGTCTCGGAATGCCAGGATGTATTTACGGTCATATTGATATCACAGGTGAATCTGTTAATAGTCTTGCACCTAACTGGATATCTCAGGGTGGCATTAGTATCTTTGGTGAAGGTAGAGTTCCTCTTGATGTCACTGTATTTGGTTCAGGAAGCATCAAAACACTTGGTGGTGATTCCATTACCAACTTTAGTCTACTGCAACCAGGTGATGGTTTATTTGGATTCCATAGTGAATCTCAGATTGGAATTGGCGTTGGTATACTTGGTGATGGTCTTATCCCAACTCTCAGTGGCGCTGCAGATTCTGTTACCTTTAACCCAGACGAAAGAGATCTTCTATTCTCCTTTACTGGAGAAGCAACGTTTGCATTCAATCCTAACTGGATTGGTAGTGGTGTTCTATTCACTCTACAAACTGCAGTTGAAAGAACTGTATACGATTACGTTGGTTCTGGTGGACTCTTTGGATTCAACAATCTTGAGGAAGTCAAGGTTTACAGTTACAACTGTAGTTCTATTGCACCATTCACCGAACCAGATTACGGATTTATTATTGATCCGAATGCAGTTTCTTGTGTTGATGTTGACGGTATTATTTCTACAGATACCACGTCTGCAACTGGATGCACCAAGGTACTCAATTCCTTAGCAGTTGATCCTGGTGTTACTTACACCATTACTCCACAATACACAGTTCCATCTTCTACTCTGGATTATGGATTTGTTGCAGAGAATGCTTCACCTCTAGTTGATCATGGTCATATTCTTGGAACTCCAAGACAAGGATTACCTGCATGTATCTACGGTCAGATTGATATCTTTGGAGTTGGTGATGTTAAATTCACTCCAAATTATAACGGTCGTGGATTTATTGATATTAGTGGTGTTGCAATCTCCCCACTATTTGCTAGTGAAATTGGTAGTGGTCAGATCAAACTTGGCGGAAATTCCAAGACTAACTTCAGTCTAATACAACCAGGTGATGGTTTATTCGGATTCCGTAGTGATACTGCGATTGGTATTACCGTTGGTATTAAGGGAACAGGAACTTTATTTGGATATACAGGAACAGCAGAGTCTACTACTTCAGTTCCTCCTACCGAAGAACCAATCTTCACATTCGTTGGTACATCTGGAGATCCAGGAATTTGTCTTGCACATGAAGGTGTTGGTTCTCTATTCGCAGTTAGTGGTGGAGATCTTAGAGTTCAATATGCATATGAGACTACTGGTTCTATTACTCTATGTTCCAAGAAACCAGAACTCAGTGAACTTTCAGAAGAGAAGCATACTGAAGTTTACAGTATGGATCTCTGTAGAGACGAACCTGAACTTGATTATGGAAGAATCGTTGATCTTTCTGCAAATAGTGTATGTGTTGATGTTGATGGGGTCGTTTCTACAAATACCACATCGTCTTCTGGATGCACAAAGGTAACTCTAGGATCTACATTATCAATTGATCCTGGAGTAACTTATACATTAACTGCATTTACAACTGTACCAACAGTATTCGCAGACTATCAGGATGTATCAGATACAGAAGATGGACTGACAGATTACGGACATATCCTTGATACTACTGGTCTTGTCTGTCCATTCGGTCAACTTGATTCACTCAAGGGTACACTGGTTGAGAAGTACATTCGTAATACTTCTATATTTACGGAAAGTACAGTCATCAAGATTGTTGGAGATGCATTCGTTGTTGTTCCACCTCAATGGAACAATATATCTCCACCGATTCTTGTTCGCAATGCAGCGATTCCATTATTCAGTCTACGAACATTTGGTGGTGGATCTCTATTCGGATTCGGTGGTGCCACAGAAAGCAGAAGATACTCACCAGACGAAGTACAACTTCTATTCAAAGTATCTCCTGGTCCGTTCAGCAGATTTGTTACTTACGATTGGCAACCTTCTTGGGTATCTCAAGGTACAATTCCAGTTTCCGGAATTGCAGAAACTCCAAGAGCAAGAGCATTTACAGGATTTGGTTCACTATTCGGAATCAATGGTGCAGCGGAAGCAGTATCATTCAACCCACCAGATATTACCACAGACATCAAACTATCTGGTGTTCTCGCAGAAAGCTTTACTGTTCCATACACAGGAACAGGAAGTCTATTCACTGTTAATAATCTGGTTGAACGTGTACTTGTTCATCACTTTGTATTTGGAACTATCAATGTTTCTGGTGTTGCTGCAACTCCAAGAGCAAGAGACTTTATTGGAAGTGGTGCTATCTTCTCTAACGGAATTAGTTCCGAGTCTCTCACCAAGAGACTTCCGGCATTTACTGCACATATCAAATTTGGTGGTACATCCGAAGAAGTATTCTCTGCCAATCCACCAGAAGAAGGAACTGAAATCAGACTATCTGGAGATACAACTCCTCAGATCCTTACATTTGCAGAGCAACCATTTGGAGTTATTCCTGTCAGTGGTATTGCCAAGACACATTATGTTCCAAGTGTTGTTGGTACTGGTACATTCAGGAAGTTCTCTGGTGCATCCGAATCTCTCACTGTCAATCCAGAAGAGAAACAAATGCTCTTCTCCTTTATTGGAGAAGGAAAAGAGACTCATACCGAGAACTATGTTGGTATTGAAAAAGCAATCAGAATTCGCAGAGGTGCGCTATCTGACTTTGAGACCTTTGATTGGCAACCATCTTGGGTTGTTACTGGTACTATCCCAGTTAGTGGTGAAGCAAAAACAAACTTCAGTCTACTACACAATGGTTCTGGTTCACTCAAAACACTCTCCGGATCTGCAGAATCTCTTACTGTCAATCCAGAAGAGAGACAGATGCTCTTCTCGTTTACTGGAACGAGAATTGCAGAGACTACATCTATTGTTGAATTTAGTACTGGTTCTCTATTCGGAATTGGTGGTCTATCAGAATCCTTCACTGCATCGCCAGAACTACAAGCTGATCTAAGAATTTCTGGTGATGTATTTGTCCGATATGTTCCTAATAACATCGGATCAGGTAATATCTTCGCTATCAATGGTGCTGCAGAATCTGTAACGTTTAATCCAGATGAACGTCAGATGCTCTTCTCCTTCATTGGGGAAGCATTAGAATCCTTCAGTGCTACTGAAATCAAACAGATTGAAGTTGATATTACTGGAGAAGGTCAAGAAAATCTTACCAGTGTATACACAGGTTCTGGTTCTGCTCAAATTTCTGGTGTTGTTACAGAGAAGTTTGTTCCGAACAACATTGGATCTGGTAATATCTTTGCTCTTGCAGGTAGTGCCGAATCTATTACCTTCAACCCAGACGAGAAGCAAATGCTCTTCTCCTTTACAGGAGAAGGTACAGAAAGAATTCTTGTCAGAGAAATCAGTCAAGGTGGAACATTTACATTCTCTGGTACATCTGGAGATCCATTACTTACGTTCGCAGAACAACCATTTGTTCAGACGAAGATCAGTGGCAAAGTATTCTTCACCACTCATCGCAGTATTATTGGTACTGGTTCACTCTTCGGATTTGGTGGAGTATCAGAATCTACTGGAGTTGTACCACAGACAGAACAAGTTCTGTTCAAGGTCTCCGGAGATTCTATCAACAAAATCTCTGTACTACATGTTGGTTCTGGTTCACTCAGAAAACTATCGGGATCTGCAGAGTCGGTTACCTTCAATCCAGACGAGAGGCAAATGCTCTTCTCGTTCATTGGTGCAGGAACAGAAAATACAACTGCAAGAGAAGTCAGTCAGGGTGGATTGTTCAAAGCATCTGGAGAAGCTGGTGTTCTTGTCAGATTTGCACACACTGGAGAAGGAACAATTCCTCTCAGTGGAAATGCAACTACTACAAGAGCAAGAGATTTTGTTGGGTTTGGTATTATCCCAACTCTATCTGGTGCAGCAGAATCTCTCACTGTCAATCCAGACGAGAAGCAAATGCTCTTCTCGTTTGCGGGAGAAAGAATATCCGAAAAAATTACCGCAAGAGAACTTGGTACTCCCGGCAAATTTACACTTCAAGGAACATCCGGAGATCCATTACTTACATTCTCTGAGCAACCATTCGTTAAAATTAATGTTAATGGTATTAGTACAACCATCAGATCCCGTGCTTATGCCGGATCTGGAACGTTGTTTGGATTTATTAATGGAGATGAGGCATTTGCACGTGCTCCTTATATTGCAAGTGGTTCAATTGCAATTAGTGGATTCGGAATTGTACAAGTTGAGTTGTTCCAACCACCTCGCACATATGTTTGGATGATTTAATTCTATAAATAGATCATAGAAAAACTGTGCGCTAATAATGACCACTCAGGTACAATTTAGAAAGGGCACAACTTCCGAACACGCACTATTTACAGGTGCGTTAGCTGAACTTACGGTAGATACCGATAAAAAAACAGCGGTTGTACATGATGGTAGTGATATTGGAGGGTTTGAACTCCAACGAACGAGATGGGAAGTTGTCAATACAGATACAAGTTTATCATGCGGACTTAGATGGTTAATTGATACTAGTGCAAGTGCGCTATCATTAACTATGCCATTTGAATCAGCGGGAGTTGTTCCTCACGTTGGTGATGTGCTGGAACTAGTTGATTTTAAAGCAACATGGGCTATAAATAATGTCACGCTAACATCCAGTAATGGACAGTTATTTTTGAATAAATTTGGAAATACTGATAGCGTATTTGTTTTAGATGTTGCTGGTTTATATGTTCAGTTTATCTGGGACGGAATTTACTGGAGGATCTTAGCATGAGTTTATATCTTAGTGCAAGTACTGCAACACAAGAACAAAATGTTGCAAATTCAAATGACTTTACCGTACACGCTCTGAGAAGAGATAAGGACGGTATGCTTCATTATACTAATGCGAGATCAACAGAAGACGTAGTTTACGATTTTCACAGAACTGATGGAGAAGAATATAAAGATTTTCTCCAAGGAACTGAATATGTAGATGCAACACCTAATGTTGCGAGACAATATTCAAATGACACTGATGATAAATACCAACAGTTCAGGTTTGATTTCAGACGCTTGACATATTTCATTGATGATGATGGTTACTTAGTTGCAAGACTAAATAAATCATATGATCATAACACTCAAGGACCTAAGTAAGGATTTAAAAAATGGCAGATTTTAGACTCGGCAGACTGAAGTTTAAGTGGCGCGGTGATTGGACGGCGAGCACTGCTTATGTCATTGACGATATTGTCAAGTACGGTGCAAACGCATATGTCTGTACCACCAATCACACTTCCGCAAATACGGAAACTAGTTTTTATTCTTCCGACCTAGGAAATTGGGATCTTCAAACAGAAGGTCTTAGAAATCGCGGAGAGTATCAAACGACTGGAGTTTGGTATTCACTAAACGATCTTGTCAAGTACGGCAATACGGTATATCGTTGTACTACGGCACATACTGGTCCTGCAAGTTTTGACTTCGCTAAGTTTGAAGTTTATTCGGAAGGTCTAAATTTTGAAGATACTTGGTCCTCCGCAACTATCTACCAAAAAGGTGACATTGTAACCTTTGGTGGTTACACATACACAGCACAACAAAATTCTACTAACGTAGCACCAAATACGGATGAACTTTATTGGAAAGTTCTTTCAACTGGCTTCTCACCACAAGGTGATTTTGATAGCAACGAAGTATACGAACCAGGAAATCTTGTCAAGTATGGTGGTAATGCTTACTCATGTAAACTTACTACAACTCCTGAGTCTTACACTATCGCCACTATCAGTGGTGATGGCAGTGAAGTAACAGTTGTATTTGATGCTGCTCAACCTGTCGCACCATTTGGTGTTGGTGATTTAGTAACACTTTCCGGAACATCTGCTGCTCAATACAACACAGCATTCCGCGTTAAATTATCTACGACTACCGGATTTACGATTGAAAGTACTGAGACTGCTAGTGCTACTGGCGGTAGTATTGTTTATATCCCATATCCAACTAATACAAGATTCTGGGATCTAGTTCTTGAAGGTCTAAACTGGAACGCTGCATGGAATAATGGCGCAGTTTATCAACTAGGTGATGTCGTTAATAGAAACGGTAACTCTTACGTTTGTATTAGATCTAACACTACTGGTGCAACAACTGCTCCGGAACTTGATACTACTGCAGTTTATTGGAACTACGTCTCTCAAGGTGGTGACGCTGCTCAGGTACTACAAGAAACTGGTGACCTTCTTTATCAATCTGCATCTGGTATTAACAGAATTGCATTACCAGCAAATCCAAATACTGCAACTGCAGCAGAACTTAAAGAAGCAAGTGGTCAGATTCTGACTGTTGGAGGTTCACCTATTCTGCCAAGATGGGAATCTAATAATGTATCAAATGCTGTTTACTACGTAACCAAAGAAGGTTCCGATTCAAATAGCGGTAGATCAATCTCAAGAGCATTTGGTAGTTTACGTTATGCCTGTGATACTATTAATGCTTTAACTGGTGCAGACGCAGCCAGTGCAACAAATCCTATTGCAATTTACCTCAAAGCAGGTGTCTACGAAGAAACTCTTCCGATTGTAGTTCCTGAATTTGTTTCTATTGTTGGTGATAACCTAAGAACTTCAAAGGTTAAACCAAAATCAGGTTTTAATTCTACTTCTCAAAATCTAGTTCTTTCTCAGGCAGCAGATTCTTTCCAGTATGGAGATATCGTTTCTAACTCAGTTAGAACTAAGACTGCTAGAATTTTAGAGTCTCAAACAAATACTGTTACTATTCAACAGGTTACAGGTGGTGCTTGGAATACAGCAGACAAATGGACAAATACAATTTCCAATTCGTCTGCTGATGCTGCAAATCTTTTAGTTTCAAACAAAACTTTCCTTGCTCACCAAGCATACTATAAATTTGTTGCAGATCAAAGTTCAAATCCTACTGGTGCTGCTGCTGATATCCGCCTAAGATTGGAGGAGTTTGTTGTAGAACTTGCTGCTCAAGTAAGATCCGGTGGTAATGACAGAGTTCATGCTTTTGCAACTGCTGTTATTGCCGGTGGTTCTGATGCTATTACCACTGTTGGTTCTGAAGATAAATTACTTATTGATATTATTCGTGATGCTGGTATTCAGGTAGTTAAAAATGAAACAGTATCTGCAGCAACGAATAACGTCATCAATCAAGTAATTGATAATACAATTACCAGTGATCCTGGATTCTGTGCAACTCAAACTGCAGCAGTACAAACTTTATGCGATTTAGCAGCAGGTTCGCTATTCTCAGGCAATCTTACTGCACTTACTAATGATGATGGATACAAGTCTATCACGACTGCTGCTGGTATTCCTAACCAGGAAACCACGATGTTCTTCCTGTCTACTGCAAATACCATTAAAGATATGGTATTTGAAGGCATGTCTGGATTTGTTCCTTATGCTCCAGATGATAAGAACACAGATCATGGAACGCTTAAAGGTGTATACTTCAGACTTAATCCAAATTCACCGATTACTAAGTCACCTTATGTTCAAAACTGTGCCGCAATTGGTGGTGCTGCTGTAGGTGTTGTACTTGATGGTGGTACTCACGAACACTTTGATAACACCTCAACTAAGTCAAACAAGTCAATGGTGTTTGACTCCTATACCCAAATCCTTGATGGTGGTATTGGTTTCTATGTAACTAGAGGTGCTGCAACTGAGATTGTATCTTGCTTCACATATTATAATCACATTTCATACACCTCTACAAGAGGTGGTAGAATTCGTGGTGTTTCTGGTAACTCTTCTTATGGTAAGTATGGTGCAATTGCTAGAGGATTTGATGCTAATGAATCTACCGTTAACGGTAAAATCAAAGGTGGTCGTCTAGAAATTAATCCTGCTGGTGCTAAAGATGGCGGATTTACTCCAGGTGAAAGAATCATTGGTGGTACTTCAGGTGCAATTGGTGAGTTGATCAGCGATCAATCACCATCTGGTTACCTTTACTACTTCCCAATTACAGGAACCTTTGTACAAGGTGAAGTAATTACAGGACAACTTTCATCTGCATATATTACCCTCGTTAATAATACTGATGCAGTTACCGGACAAAAAGGTTTTGTCCTTACGGTTGTTGATCTTTCATATGGTCCTGACCAAGGTGGTTCTGTTGAGATGCAGGATAATGGAGTTAATGATGACGCTGGTTCATACGTTATCTCCAACTCCAGCTATACTGCTCCAGATGGTAGAGGTTCGCTAACAGTCAACAGAGGCGCTCTAGGATCAACTGCAGCAACGCATAATGGTACTACTAGTGTAACACACTACCCAGAGAACGCAACTGCTGTATCAACCACTTTGAGTGGTGCTATCAACTCTACCTCAACAGGTACTGAAGCAGCACCATACATCATGGGTGTTGCAAGCGTTACTGGAATGATTGCAAACGGTTATGTTGTTGTTAACCAGGAACTCTTCAAGGTTGTAGCAATTGTCGCTGCAGACCAAATTGAAGTTGCTAGGGCACAAGACGGAACTGTTGCACAAAATCATGCACAGGGTGATGCAGTAAGCATTTATCAAACTAAGGTTACTTCACAAGATGAACTAATTGAAGATGCTACAGATGCACAACTCTTCCTACGTATCAAACGTGCGGATCTTAACTTTGAAGCAAATGATTTTGTTAAGGTTGGTAATGAATTCTTCCTCATTAGTGCAGTAACTCCTGATACTACTGGTATTACTACGTTACTATTTGCTGACGAGAAAGTAATTGCTGCTGGCGATGGTCAAGACTTTAAGATTCGTTATCGTTATTCTCAAGTTAGATTAACTGCACACGATTTCCTAGACGTTGGTACTGGAAGTCAAGCAAATACGAATTGGCCTGGTCTTCCCCTATCACCAAATGTTCCTTCACAGGAAACTGACGAATCACGTCCTGGTCGTGTTTACTACGTATCTACTGACCAAGATGGTAACTTTGCAGTTGGTAAGTACTTTAAAGTTGAACAGGCAACTGGTAAAGCAACTCTAGATGCTTCTGCGTTTGATCTATCTGGTCTATCAAGTTTGAGACTTGGTTCTATCGGTGCTCAGTTGGGTGCTGCTATTAACGAATTCTCAACTGATGGCACGATGGCGCAGAACAGTAACGAGAAAGTTCCTACTCAGGCAGCAGTCGTTACTTATGTCAGCACACTGAATTCAGTTAGTTCTGACTTTACAGTTGGAGGAAACTTAACTGTTAAAGGAACTACAACTTCTGTTAATTCTGTTACTGTTACTTCCAAAGATCGTAACATTGAACTTGGTACAGTTGCTTCTGGTAGTTTTACCGGTGATATCAGTGCCGGTTCAACTGACATCACGAATGTAAGTGATACCACTAACCTAGCACCTGGTGTTGCTGTTGGAGTAACGTCCGGTGGCGGTACAGTCACTATGTCTGGTACATATACAGTTTCTGCTGTCAACGGAAGTACAGTTACATTAAGTGCTGTGTTCCAAGGTAGTGGTAGTGCAACTGGTACTGTATTCAGTGCTGGTGGACCTTCAGATGTCACTGGAGACGGTGGTGGTATTACCGTAAAAGCTGGTAACGACAAGACTATTTCTTGGTCAGCATCCGGTGATAAGTGGGTTCTTTCGGAGCATGTTGATATTGCTGGTTCTAAGGAATATCACGTTAACGGAACTTCAGTTCTAACTGAAACTACAGTACTGGGTGTATCATTTGACAATGATGTTACTCTTGCTGGTGGATCTGCTGATGATATATCAGTTCCAACTCAGTTGGCAGTCAAGACATACGTTGATAGTGCTGTAAATGAAGTAACCGCTATTGGTTATTTCATTGCCGCAATGTAATTATAAATAATCATAACACCATAAGCAAGATCTAACAAGGAGCATTAACATGGCGTCAGGAGTATATGCAAAGGTGGACGTTGCGTCCGCCTCAACTTGGGAGACATTAGTCGCTCCCACCTCAGCAGGAGATATTAAAGTTTGTACTGTTAATATTTGCAATAGAACTTCTGGTTCTGTTCAAATTAGAATTGCACTAGCGGCAACTACCACTGTTGCAGATGCAGACAACATTGAATATAATGTTGCTCTTCCAGCAAACGGTGTTCTTGAAAGAACTGGCATCCTTGCTGACAGCACAAACGGTATTCAAGTATGGGCATCGTCAACTGGAGTTTCAGCAGTTGCCTATGGTATTGACGGCAACGCTTGAATATTTGAATAAGTACTATAAAGGACAATCTAATGGCTCGTAGACTAACAATAACTGATACTGCACTACAACAGAAGACGATTAATCCGTATTCTCAACCGTGCTTTACAGCATACGCAATGAACCATTCTCATGGCGGGGGTTATTATCAGTATGATCATAACTTTAATATAATTGCTACGACTCATGGTAATGGTAGCGACAGGTACGGATCTTTTAGAACCTATTCTACCACCGCTTCCGAGTTTTTTGAATCTACAAGTAGTTACCAAAGTGTTCAGACCAATAACAATCCAAGTAGTAATAGTGGATACTATGCATCCTTTACTACAGCGGTTGGATATCTAGGACATATGTCGCATTCATCACCAGGGGGTCAATCTGGTAATGATGGTGGTTGGAACATATCTGGTCGGGATAATGGTAGCAGTTATAGAGCATTTGGTTTTAGAGATGTCTGCCCTATCGTAAATGAAACTCATCAAGATTATGCTATCTTTGTTCCTAACGGCGGTAGTCAAACAAAACAAGAATTAATTCTTGGTGGAAGATCTGCTACTCAATATAATATGTTGAGGCATAATAATACATATACCGGTAGAACTTACATTCCAAATACTTGGACCGATCGTAGCGGTAGTAGCAAAAATTTTCATACCACGCATGGTGGATGTTGCTATAACAAGAAAACTAATCAGTTGCTTGTTATGTACTCCACTAGTGATGGAAGATGGAAACCAGTAGTTTATAACAACTGCCCGGATCTTAGACATTTTGCCCACGATGCTAGCAAACAGTATACGACAGCGATGGTCGGTGAGAACCAAGATGCTAATGATAATTTACTATATGAGTATTTTCATAATACTGCTAATGCCACAGAGTATCAGGAGTTAAACACTTGGACTGGTTATAACCAGCTGGGTAGTGCCGAGGAGGCTAGATATAGACCTGTACCTGTTCTATGTGATAATGGAGATATCATTTGCTACAATATGGTTCCTAGTTGGGGATTTACTATTTGGAAATGGGATGGTACTACTAAAGAGCAAGATAGAACTCAACCAAGCAGTGGTCTCAATCCAAATGGTGAATATTGGCATGGTCAAAGTTGGACTACATGTTATGGATATGAACAAGGTAGGCAATATGGTGCTAGATGGCAAGTAAGTAGCGACGGTAAGTATTTTTGGGCATATTGTCCTTCGTATTATTATGGATCTGGTATCTATTGGATGGCTGTTAGAATTTCTGATGGTAAAATCTTATGGTATTATACCAACGATAGTAGTTATGGTTTCCAACCTTTCCCGATTGGTGTAAGTAGCATGGGATTCAATGGAAGCATCAATACAGACGGCGGTGCAGGTATGTACATTGCCGCAGTTGATATAGCATATGAAATGGAAAGAAAAAATTACGGTGATCAACTAAACCTTCAAAATTGGTTGACTCAAAATTTTGAAGGAGGATGTGATACTACCGCATATGCAGGAATCATTCCAGCAAAATATGATACTTCACTATTCTGTAGTGAACCTAACATGCCCAATATCGCAGGATTATAAAAATGGCTTTTATCGGATACGACAACTATCAAAAATCAGCTTTTGGTGTATACAATACTAGACTTGAAGCGGAAGAGTGGGGACGTGGAGGAGCTCCTGAAGGATATCTTTTAATTGTAGAATATGATTGGCAAGAAACTGATTATCTACCATCAATGACAGTGGCGGATGATAATGTAACTATGTCAAATAGATTTCCTGGTAAAACTATTGCAGAACAAGTTGCTTTAATTGAAGAAGAAGATGATCAAAAACGAATTGATATAGAAATTGAATTTAAAACTGAAGATATTAAATTATATGCTAAAGAGTTGTTAAGGAGAATGGAATGGAAAGAAACCAGAGCTCGCGATACTGATTTAGTTAATGGTAATAACAATGAACTAACCAAATACTTTACAGAAAGAAATTCAGTAAGAACTAAATCAAATCAAGCAGAAGCAAACTTAAATGCATTAACAACTATTGAAGAGTTACGTGCATTTAAGACCAAAGAACATTTCGCCTAAATATAGGTGATTGATATCCCAAAATATTGCAATATTCCCAATGGCAAGAAGTATTAGTACTAAACCAGCAACGGTTAAATCAAAAGTTCAAGATCCATATTCGCAACCATGTTTTGCTACTTATGCATGTCAGCATAGTGTTAATGGTTGTGGTTGGATATTATTTGACCACAATATAGAACCGATTGCTAAGTATGTTGGCGACGGTAACGATTATTACAATCAATTTAGAACATATACTTCTTACGCTCCAGAATTTTTTAATGCTTATGCTAGTAGTGCCTACCAGGAGACTGGAAGTCATGCAGGTAGTTCATCAAACTATGGTTCCAACACTTGCAATAATGGTTACTTAGGACATCAAGGACACGTCAGTGTAACTGAATTTACTAAAACTGCAGGATATCTTCGTGGTTGGCCAGCTGTTGAGAGCTCTATTCCATATGCATTTAGAGATGTTAACTCTATTGTAGGTGATATAGACCAAGATTGGGCTTGGTTTTGTAATAAAGAAGGAAGTGGTGGAAATCATAGAATGATGTTTAGTGGGAGAAATGCTGCTAAGTATTATCATAATTGGACTAGGGAGGGGGCAAATATGATCCAAATCCCAGTCCAAACTGCTGCGGGAGTCTCCACTAGTGATACTACTAGCGATAGGATGTACGGTGGTTCATGTATTAATACTAGATCTAAAAAAGTTTGTTTGATGCAAACTGATGGTGACGGTAGGCGTCAACCTATCGTTTATACTGATGTGCAAATGGATTGGAGAGCATATGCTCTTGCAAATAATCATTTTGAAGGAACTCCTAAAGGAAGTAATGCTAAATCTGATAGTGATTCAAAAATTTATCAGTTCTTTAATAATTCCGCAAATTATACTGCATACGATAGAAGTACTGATCGCGCCGTTTCGTACTCCGGTGCTTCTGAAGCTTATAACAGATCCCAAACTTGTATTTGCGATAATGGAGTAGTATTTGCATTTACAATGACACCTAGTCATGGTGTCCAGTTGGAAAAATGGAATGCAGATGGAACATATGCTGGTATGGTATGGAATCAAGGTTGGACTACAACTTATGGATATGAGCAAGGGAGGCGATTTGGTTCTAGATGGCAAGTAAGTAGTAGTGGTGATTATTGGTGGGCATATTGTCCTTCGTATTATTATGGATCTGGCATCTATTGGGCATGCGTAAGAGTTAAAGATGGTAAGTGGATGTATTTCCGAAACCAAGATAGTACTCACGGAAGATCTCTTGCTCCTTTGGGTAAAAATAAAATAATCGTTTCAAAATCCACCAATAAAGATGATCCAGGTACTTATTTTAGAGTGCATGATTTAGATTTTGAATTCACAAAAAGAAGTGATGGAGCTGAGTACTCAGAATTTGATAATAATTACAAAGCTTACATGCTTGATACTGCAGGAAATAGTACAGGATATCCTTTCATTGTTCCTTCAATGTACAACACTTCTATGTTTAGTTCTCAATTAGAGAGTAATCTAGCGTAATAAATAAATATAATAGGAAATTAAAGTAGTCACATGGCATATATTTTTTTCAGTACAGAGAGTGGAAATATAATTCCTACAAATATGTGGGATACTAACCCTTTTGAGGGGGAGTCATTAGACTCTGGTGATTATATTGTTGAATATAATTTTGATCCTGATAATGAGGAGATTTCATCTTTAACATTAAATGATGTTAAAGATACTGTTGTTAATCGTTTTGCTGGTAAAACGAAAGAAGAACAGCAAGCATTATTATTATTAGAAGCAGAAACATCTCGGATTAATCAATTAAAAACTGTTAAAACTGCTAGAATTAAATCTTTAATTTCGGATGCTATTGAACCCGTTGCATGGCGTGGTGAAAGAGCAAAAGAATTAGATTCTCTTGAAGGTGAAGGTGTAACTACTAGACAAACAAAAGTTGCTGCATATAGAAAAGCAGCACGTGATGCCAACAATGCCCACGAAGTTTTGTTGAATAATCTTACCACGGAAGAAGATGTTACAGCATTTGATCCTAATTGGGTTCCAGCATTTCTCGCAGCAAATACGATTGATTTCTGATCATCATTAGGAATTATAAATACCCTTAGGAAACTAGGGGTATTTTTTTATGGCTCAACCTTCT